GCTCTTCCGATCTATGGCATGCTACAATGTACTTTATATGTCACTTAAAAAAGGTCCGGTGTGAAATGGAGATGTTGTGGTGTAAAGAAAAGAATGTCACCGGACCAAAGAACTCACGGCTTTACAGTGTCGCATCTGCCCCTTACTTTCACCCGGGGCGGTGTTAGGTTTACTTTGTTTAAGCCGGACCAAACCTTGCTAAATTCCTCCGCCATTACGTATCTTTAGTGTCCCAACTTCTATAACTTCGGTATGGTTTTACCTGCTTCTTCTCCGGCCACATCGCCCAACCCAAAATACCGGACATTATTGCGAAAGGAAGACTATGGTACTGCCCTCCGTAAATACTCCCTCCTAATATTCCAAGGGCAAGAAGAAAGGCTAATATTGAAAAAGTTCTCATAGTTTATCAATTATTTTATATGCTTCAATGACTTCCCGGGTTTTTACCCGCCATTTCTGATTCCCATTTCCCTTATCAGGATTAATTAACTTCGCTGCAATTGCCTTTTCTAACCTGCTCCGACTGCCCAAATGCCTAATTGCTTCATTCCGGCTCATATATTCCCCGTAAGTTTCGGCAACGGCTTCCTTGACAACGCTCTTGGTGAAATCAATAAATTCAGCCATCGACATTTCGATACGATCGGTATTTCGGAGGATCAGGTTCATAATTATTTTAAGCGTATAACATTAATTCCATCTATAACACCCGCACTCGTTGCTTTATAAGAATATCCATCCCGATTAAGAAACCTTACTATTTTTCTTACGTGCATCTCTGTATATTCCCGGAATGGGACAAAAAGACACGTTCCAGCCTGCATATCTAAAATCTGGCTTTTTAAAGTTTTTGGTTTATTAATTGCTATTTCATCCATTTTTTTTATGTTTGTATATTATTTATTTTTTATGCTCATGGATTAGTGTTTTCATCTAATCACAAGGCAAAGATATGGTGATATTTCATTAATTCAAAACATATAGTGCTAAAAATAGTGATATATCATTTATTTATAAACATTATAAATAACAAATATGGGTACAATTAATGATAGAATTAAAAGAATTGTGAATGAATTATTTAATGGAAACACTAGTTCGTTTGCAAGACAAATAAATGTACCACAACCAACTTTAAAAGACATTGTTGGAGGTAAGCTTAGTACTCCAAGAGCTGATGTTTTAGAAAAAATATTTGGTGATAAATCATTGAATATATCTGCTGAATGGCTTCTTGGTGGAGAAGGAGAAATGATTAAAAATATTTCCGAATCAGATTCACAAAATGACATTCAGCTTCCCGAAGTCCCAGAGGCAAATAAAAGTGAGACCGAAACAATTAAGTCCTTATTGTCTGTGATCAGTGATCAGGCTAATATATTAAAACAAGTGACTAATAGTAAAGAGTAAAAACATATTGAAGAACAGAAGGAAATGTTTAATAAGATTGAATCTTTACAAAAATCACTTGATAATCAAGGAAAATATCTTCAAACGTTGTGCAAGAAAATAGATGATCTTATTTCTGAAAATAATATTCCTGGACAAAAAAAGGTTGGTTAACATGAGTAAAAAAGAAACAAATTTTAGTGAAGAACGTATAACTAATACTGATGAAAAAGTATTAATATTAATAAAAGATATTATGAGTGACTTCACCGAAGTTGTAAAAATGCTAACTGATACAATGAACGCGCAGTTAAGTATTATTAAGGATCAAGAAAAAAATAGTGCTGAAAGTACTCGTCTCAATAATCAGGCAATAAACCGACAATTAGATATAATAAATGATCAAAATGGATTTCTAAAAAAAATATTTGACCACATAGATTGTGAGGATAATAAAAAGATATCTAAAGTAATAGAGCTTTATCAGCAAAGGAAGCAAAATTGAAATTATTATAAATGTACTAAATTAAATATATTATGATGTTTTCGTCGTTAATTTTCCGAAAACGTACTACTATTTCATTTTTGATGATGTTGTTAGTATGTTTTTTTATAGGGTGTAGTAATCCATTAAATAAAACTATTAATGAAGAATTAAGTATTGAAGACTTAAAGTCTATACACAAGAAGGATACCTTATTTGTATCTTTCTATGAATTAATTAGGAAAAATATTTCTAATATAATGAATTCCGAAACCAAAAAAGTAAAATATTGCGACTTGACCTATAAACAATTATATAAGTATGTCAATACAATTCTTGACACATCTTTTATTGATTTAGAAGCTATAATAATTCAATGGGATGAAAAATTCCCGTTTGCTTATAATAAAATGGATTCAATCATAGCGCATTATAATAAATTTATATTGGACAATTCTTTAAGCAAATACGTTAAAATGGAGTTTGTCGGGTGTAAGAAACGCCAGGGAAGATATGGATTCCTTTGTGACATTGGAATGAATATAACTCCTTTGAATGGCGAAATAAGCGAGATATATGCGGACATCAGATTCATTCCTAAAAAAGGGGTGAAAAATGTGGATATTCATGTATGCTTTGAAGGCTCGTTCAGTAAATCTAGAACCGTTTATGAAAATGTTATTAGTGATGAATTTGAAGAAATGTGCATTTTAAAAGATCCAAATTCTATAAAAGAAGAGTACGATATAGAATATTATATATCAATGGCGAAATATAAGGGAAAATATATTTTTACTCCTATTAGTACAGATAAAATTCCTAAACCATATATTGAATATTTACAAAGTATATTTAATGGCAAAATCCCTATGGATTATGAAATTCTATCAATGAAACATAACAATATCAGAAGTGATGATGATAGCGAATTAATATCAAAAATGTTGTATTCTGACTTCGTTGACATTATAGATTATTCCTGTGAAATGTATTTGCAAAAATCTAAAGAACAAAACAAAAAGTGCTTTGAATTTTTATGCGACATTCCAGGTAGGAATTTTTATAAATGGATCGATAATCACTGCATAATAAATGATGAATCGACTAAGGAATACATTATCAAAAATTCATTTTTTTAGTATAATATTTAATGAACGTGCTAAATTAATTATCATGGAAGCTTTACTAGTATTTATTATTGCAATTGGTATCGTGATCTTACAAATCATAATGATCGCAAAATTTTTTCAGATTGCTGCAGACGTAAGGGATATTAAAAACATTCAATCAAGAAGGATGACAGAAAATACAACAAAGACTGATAACATTTCTATAGATAGTAATCCTAATTATTCTTTAAATGGTGAATATGTAACCTTTCCAGATGGCTTAACCGGCAAGATAAAAATTTATCCAGGTTATCCAGAATGTTCTATTATCACCGAAGATGGATATGAACTATTATACAATAATAGAGAATATGCCATAACTGCACTTCATGACTATTTAAAGAATCATATTGAAAGTCAAAACGGACTTTATACAAAAAGAAAATATAAGTCCTAAAAACATATTTGTATGTGTGCTAAATTAAATCTTTATTAATCTATCAATATGTCTATAAATAAATATTAAAACTTAGGTGTAAAGTTAATGATCCAGAAAAAATTGACAGATTTTACGAATTATTGGACAAGATTTCGGTTTCGGTAAAGGTTCGTCAGAATACCATAGATTAAAAAAATCATGGTTAATTTCTATAAAAAGCTTGTCCATTTCTGGTGTGCTTTTCAATTTGGCTGGTTTATTTGGTTTCTTTTTCATAATAGTGAATATAATTTGATACAAAAATAAGAATCACATTTGAGATAAAATAAAAAATAGGATTAAATGATAGATAGAGTAAAAAAAATAATAGAGTATAAGCAATGTTCTACAAATTCTTTTGCAGAAATGATAGGTGTGAAACAAAACACTCTCAATCAGCAATTGACTGGAGATAGAAAATTGTCTTTGGATGTTGTTCGGAAAATAATTTCGACCTGCAATGATATTTCCGCGGAATGGCTTTTAACAGGTGACGGGAAAATGCTTAAAAATATTTCTGAAAATTCAGAAAATAATCTGAAACAAACGATTTCAGAGGAACGTAATACGGAAAGTACTAACGAAAATCAAGACGTTCCAATGAGTGAGATATTAGAATTTATGAAGCTCGTGTCGTCCAATATGGATAGCCAATTGAAGTCCTTCCACCTGCAAATGAGTGAACAACGGGTAGAAATGAAAGAACAAAGAGTTGCAATGATGGCAGAACTAAAAGAGCAAAGATTAGCTATGGTTGAGCAATTTACAAAACTATATACTCTTATGGATAAACAGTTTACCGAAGTCGCAAAAAGAAACGAAGCTGAAAGTAAAATACTGCAGGCGATGGTCAATAAGATTGCTCAGGTCGATGAAAAAACCGGCAGGATTATTCAACTGCAAAAGGTATCAGGGGATTAAATTTTGAGTGTGCTAAAATATAAACGTGCTAAATGAAAACAGAAGAAATAAAAGAACTATTTGTACGGTTTGAATCCATTGTCTGTCTGTACGACGGAGTAGAGTGTTGGAGCGGACGTGAGCTCCATTCAATTTTAGGATATACCCAATGGCGCAACTTTATTCCTGCTATTGAAAAGGCAAAAAGTGCGTGTGAAAGCGCTGGAGAATCGGTTGAAGACCATTTTGCGAACGTCCGCAAAATGGTGTCACTTGGTTCGGGATCGGAGCGCGAAGTAGATGACTACATGCTTACCCGATATGCTTGTTACTTAATTGCGCAGAATGGTGATCCCCGCAAGCCACAGATTGCATTTGCCCAAAATTATTTCGCCGTGCAGACCCGCCGCGCTGAATTGGTGCAAAAACGTCTGATTGATTATGAGCGTGTACAGGCAAGGGCGAAGCTTGCAGAGACAGAGAAACGGTTATCAGGTGTATTATACGAACGCGGAGTAGATAGTAAGGGGTTTGCTATTATCCGGTCGAAGGGAGACTGGGCATTATTTCATCTTGATACAGCCCTGCTGAAACGGAAATTAGGAGCTCCGGATAGCCGTCCTTTAGCTGACTTCTTGCCGACTATTGGTATTAAAGCAAAGGATTTTGCTGCTGAAATGACATCGGTAAACGTAGAACAAAAAGATTTGCGGGGTCATAGTTCTATTGAAAAAGAGCATGTGGACAATAATGCAGCTGTCCGGGAAATGTTACTGGGCCGTGGTATTATTCCGGAAAATATGGATGCAGGCGAGGATGTAAAGAAAGTGGAAAGGCGTTTACAATCAGAGGAGAAAAAATTACTTAAGAACAAGAAAAAGAAAAACTAATTTATAAATGTGCTAAATAGAGACATCATGAAAAATCTATTATTCTTAATCTGTATAATTACATTTTGGGCATGTTCTTCAGTCAGTGAAGGAGAACCGGAGCCAGAACCAATACCAGAGGAACCTAAAGAATACATTGTTTCTTTAGGGTTAACAGGGGAAATAGATATAGAAGAATCTCCATTGTTTAAAGCAAGCGGAAATGATCTATATGGCGTTCAGGTGTATTCAAAGACTTCTAAAACTGACTATAAACCTTATGCTCATGGACTTTTTGATGATAGAGCATTATTAAAAATAAAACTAAAGTCTAATGAAACATATAAATTCATAGTATCGATGGTCCCTAATGGTGTTAGGACTATATGGTATAATATGGATGGGTATTGTCATCCATATTATGTTGACAACAAGGAATATAAATTGAACAATGTATTTGAATATAATGAATTATATTTTGACGGATTAGACAAAGGGAATGCCGCAATTTATAAAAATGGTCCAATGCTTTTTGATGTTCCCAATATTGAACGATATTATGGAGAAGCATCAGATTACGTCCCTTCGGAAAATAGTGTTATTTCTATAAATATGAAAAGAGTTTGTTTTGGTGCAAAATTTACTGCCGAAGGTCTTACTGAAGGAAAGTTACACATAAATCTGCAAGGGGCACCTGAACTAATAATTGCTTATGGTAGTAATTACGAAGTAAAAGATATATTTACATTCGGGCATAAATATCCAAATACTGGTTCATGGATAAGTGATGATTATTCTGAAACAATTCCATTATCTGTATCATGGGAAAAAGATAATGGAGTTGTTATTGATTTAATTAATAAAGATATAACTTTTAAAAGAAACATACTAACCACAATTAACATTAAGGTTAAAGACATCCCTATTGAAGATATTGACACCAATATTGGGATAACGCATGAGTCAGGTGAAATGACCCAAGGAGAAAATATAACAATAGAATCAGGTACCGGATTAGACGGGAATGTTGGTCCGGTTGAAAACCAGTAGAAATTTCTATCAAAAATAATCTAACAAATTGATTTTCAACCATATAAATAAGGACACAAATTAGTACTTAAAATCCTGTGGCCATTGCGGCCGTGCGGGTTCAATTCCCGCCTCGAGTACAATTTGAAAATCAAGGTGTTAGATTAGATTCTAACACCTTTTTTGTTGTTCTTACTCTACCTGATTAGGTAACAAAAAGCACACTTTTGTGCCCAAAAGAGGGGTATTCCAGTAGAAATCCAGTAGAAATTTTTCAAGGTTTTTGAAACAATTCATAAAAAATGACGTTCAAAATTAGGTCTAAAGGCTATTTTTAGCCCATTTAATAGTTAAAAAATTATAAACATTATGGAATTAAGTGTAGTGCTAAGAGACGTTTCAGGAAAAACAGGGAAAGGGAATATTAAAACTAAGATTAAGAAAAAAGGGGAAGACCCCACCTTTATTCCAACTACCTATTATATCGAACCCACTTTTTTTGACCCTGATAATGGGATAATAAAGAAGGAATTCCAAGAAGCAGCAAAATGGAATTCAGATCTATTTGCTCAAAAAAGCAGATATGAGACTTATTATAAAGAACTCGGTGATTCGGTAAAAAATGCATCCGTCAAAACCTTAAAGCAGTTATTTGTCACCTACGACAATATCAATTCTAAATCCCAAGAACCTCTAAAATCTGTATCTGATTTCATTGGGGTTATCTCAAAGCAAATAGAAGACCTTAAAAATGAAGAAGCACCCGAAGAATTAAAAAGAAGCGGATATGCTTCTACCTTTGAAGGAACAAAAAACCTTATGATTGAATTTTTCAAATCCGAAATTATTCATTTCCAAAGTATAGACAGGAACGCTCTTATCCAGTTAAAGGCGTATTTCTTAAAGTACAAAGGCAAGGAAGTAACCTTTAATAAGCATCTCCGGAATATAAAGAGAATCTTTAATATTGCAATTGGAGACGGTTTGATAAGTGCCGACTTATACCCTTTCCGAAATTTCAAAATACCTTCGGATTACGACACGGAAATAAGGTGTATTGAAGCAGGTGTATTGAAACAGATTTACGATACAACGGGAATAGGGAGAGATTTTCTATTCTTGTCGTTCTTTCTGTGCGGTATGAACATGAAAGATATATTTTATATGCCATATTTTGAGAGGGGAATAGATGTAAAAAGACTAAAGACATTCAGAAAAGCCGGTAATAAAGTAAAGCTAAAACTTACACTTCAACCGGAAATAATAGAGATTATTAATCGATATGCGGATTCATCAAAAACAAGATTGATAAAAACGTTATATACGGACCGTGCAACGCTTTTACGCATAGTAAACGAAAGCATCAGAGAATCAATAGACAAAATAAATAACAAGCGCGATTCGAAGGATAAAATACAATACTTTACCTTTGCCTATGCCCGCCATTCGTGGGCCACAATTGCAGGTAAACTCAGAATACCAGACGAAACAATAGACAAAGCACAAATGCGGTCGTCGCAAAAAGTTATTGAGAAATACCGTGAATATGACTACACACAAGTAGACGAAGCAAATAGAAAAGTAATAGACTATGTATTGTATGAAAAGACCGGGGAATAGTCCCGGTCTTTTTAATTAATTATCTATAAAATTATATTCTAGCCTTTTGAGTGGTTTTGTGTTCTATCACATCGACAAAACCGAACCCCATCGCATTCCCTTGCCCAAATCCGCATTTATAACCTATTTCGATCAGGTCCGGATCACCTTCGACTTTAAATGTATAGAGAAATCCTTTAATTTTAGTCTCTGAATCCTTCCCTTCTTTTATAGTAATCAGTTTTTGTCTAATTCCAGACACAATCGTTACAGAGGTCTGAATAAAATCGTGGCGGTCAGACTTATAAAATACGTTATATTTAGAAGCTAAATTTTTGTGTATTGCAGCAGAGTAAATATCTTTATGTTCTATCGGATTTAAATGCAGACTATCCGACTGAACGTAAATAGGAGATTTGGCCTTTAGTATTACGCCTGATTTAATATCATCTTCTCTTAATACCTGTATTTCTTTTACTTTAAGATATTTACCAACATAAAATCCGGGGTTTTCAGATAATCCCCCGATAAAATCACATCCAATTTCATCTATATATGTAGAGAAAATGAATGAAATATAATCCGACAAAATATACATTCTCCTTCCTTCCAGCCTGAACTTCGGAATATACAGATTAGAAAATGTAAAAAATTTATAACGCCGATTGTCTGTTTCAGAAAATGATAACCCGGAATTATGCCAAAATTCTGCAGATCCCGAATTCGATTTATCCATAACGCGATAAATCCAGGCTGCTAAGCTGTACTGATAATTAATATCAATAAAATCTCCGGGATCAGCATTTAGGATTACTTTTATTCTCATTCCCGGAGACTTTTCATGATTTCATCAGCTATTTCGCAGGTAGAAATAGCGTATTTGGACATAAAATCAAACTCAGGCTTATCTTCCCATGCCTCTTTAAATTCATCCGGCCGCTTTATTACTATTCCGGATATTAACCTTGTCCTTTTCAGGATTTCAAAACAAATATCCGCAGCCTGATAAAACTCTTTCTGTTCAGGTGTTAATTCTTTCTGTTCTTCGGTTAGAGATGCACATGAAACATAATTCCCTAACAGGTCGACAATTTTTTCTTCAATTCCCATCGTTTTAAATTTTAAAAAAACAGAAGAACATTACTGTTGGTTCGATTTAAGACAATTAAGACAATCAGCCCTATATATATTTCAATTCCATTACAGTAATGTTCTTTTAAAAATCCCTTCTGCTGGTACAATTCAAGGCATAATAAAACAGCCACATACATATTTCAATTCCAATGCAGAAGGGATTACAAATATACATTATTATTTGGAATTGTAAGTAGTGTTGAAATAAAAATGTCCACTGTTACGGTTCAATTAAAATTTTTAAAAGGGACACTTTACCTCTTAAAAAACAAATTTCAATTCCGGTTACAGTGGACACCACAAATATATAAAATTGGAAGAAAATACACCAATAAAGGTAAAATAAATTATTTTTATGCCTCAAAAACTTATGCTAACAAACTGCCTGACATAAGTTTTTAGATTAACATATGCTCAGGCACCTAAACCCTAAGCAGGCAAATTCCTTTATTTTAGAGTTCAACAGTAGTCAGGAATGGATCACCTGGATACTGAGTCTTTAAGAACACAAAACCATCCGACTCTACTTCACTCTTCCCAAATTTGTAATCAGGGAAAGTTACATTTTTGTACGCTGTAAGAACTTGCTCAGCAAGTTCTTGCTCTACCTTTTCGTAGTTAACGCTATAACCATTAGCGTCATCGTCTAAAATTACAGACCTCCAGTTATTTCCATCCCAGTAATTGTAGGCTAAGGCTTCTGTGTAAGCCTCGTTTTCATCACGCCAGTTTTCAACGAACTCTTTAACAGAGTTGTCTTCACTTTCAATAATATCTTCTACTGCATCCTCTTCTACCTCAAACCCTGCAACCCTTAAATCGCTCAGGAATTTTTCCCGTAGTTCGGTGCAGTAGTTGTTTTCCGGACAATAGTCCTCGGCATTTTCTTTGCCGATTTTTTGTCCAAATTTGTCATAGCATTCCGACAGGAGTGTCATTTCAAACTTATTTTCTTCGATAATATACATTCTATTATCTTCTTCATTTCTTCTCAGTACGATTAATCTTTTCATATCCTTTTATTTATTTGTTTTCAAAGTAGGTAGAATTGAAACTCTTTTTTTGTTATGCTTCTCAAAAACTTACGTCTATTCCTCAAAAACTTATATTCTTTTAATTGAACTAGGGTAGAATTAAAACTCTTTTTTATGCTCCTCAAAAACTTATATTTGCTCCTCAAAAACTTATGTCTATCCCTTTCAATTGTGTTCTTCGGATAAAACATAATATTTGTTCAAATACATCACAACGAGATATTATCTCGTTGATATTTTACTCATCTCCATAATTTTTTTTAAATTCATTATAAACCTGATTCAGATCAAACTGTTTAAGACAGTTTGCATCCTGTCCCTCGTATTCACCGTAAACTCCAAATACAACCCCTTTATAGAGCATAAAGGTGATATTGAAGTTATTTTCTCCATTATTTTCGAATTTTTCCAGTTCGGTAGCTTCTGCCATTTTTAATACGTCTTCATCCTTATCCTGGACAAACGGGCGTTTTTCAACACCCAAATCCTGATACATGTTTTCAGGAAACATAGTGTAGTTTTCCAAAATTTCAGCAACCTTATTACTAATTTCTATTTTTTCGTTGTTTACGAAAACTGCCTTACCTGTTTTGTAGTTATAAATTTTCATAGCCTTATTTTTATTTAAATTATGTGTTATTATTTCGATACAAATATAACATATATATTAATATCATACAAGAAAAAACAAAAATATTTTTCACTTATATGCTGAAAAATATGAAATTCTTTCCATATATACATTATTTATCTATCTTTGTCGATAATATTAAATATAACATATATGCTAAGAGTAAAAGAGATTGCAAAGGAGAAAGGAATAACCATGCAGGTGTTAGCCAAACGGATGGGAATAACACAGCCCGGTTTATCTATGCTGCTAAACCGGAATCTTACATTACAAAAGTTATGCGAAATAGCTAAGGCTTTAGATGTCCCGGTTTCTGAGTTATTTAAAGAGAAAGAAAGTAGTAGTGTCCGTATTACCTGTCCGCACTGCGGGAAATCTGTAACTTTAAAAGTAGAATAGCTGGGCTTAACCTCGCTATTCTACTTCGTCCCCCTCTTTTGTAAAGGTCTCCATTTGCTCCAGCTTTTCCCGGATGGCGATGTTTACGAATCTATTTTTATTACCTACATCCTTAAGTTTTTGCAATATATTTTCTTCTATGCGAAAACTTATCGGTAGCATCGTCTTCCCTTTCTTTCTCCCTGCCCCTGGTCTGGCTCCGCCACGTTGCTTCTTTTCTTCCATTACTTCTTTTTTTTACAATTTGTCGTAAGCATCGTTTGCTATAAAAACAGCGTCTTCAATACTTCCACCATTTTCGATAGTATCTTCGACTATTCTATCAACAAACTCGACGAAAGTTGCATAACCTTTGCCGACAGTCTTTTCTTCGTATTCTTCTTTCGTAAAATCGATGCCATCGATTACATCGTATTTAATACTTTTAGCCTCTCTATATTAGAATTCTTCTTCAAAACAGAAATTATTAAAAAAGTCTTTTTTAAAAGAATCGGTAGGTTCATCCGGCTTTTCGTCGCTTTCCCAAAATTCCTTTGTTACATCGTCGCTCCACGTTTCCCACGCTTCGTACAACATATCTGTGTATTTGTCGAAGATTTTGCATTGTTCTATATTCATACCAAAATTGTTTTCTCTTCTACAGATGTCCTTAATTTGTTCTAAAGTTTCCATATTTTTAAATTTTAAATTATTATTTATTCATTTTCTTCGATACAAAGATAAGACATTGTTTTGAATTATGCAATACTTTTTCAAAATATTTTCCATGAAATGCGTTATTTGGAATAAGTGTAAATAAAAACAACTATGTATTCGCAAGTTTTAAAGTTGTAATTTGCTTTGTTATTCTTACAAAGAAATTATCTGTTTATCGTTTTATTATATACATATTGTTTGTTTTATAAATAAAATCATATAATTTTGTTGTAAAATAAACAATATGTAAAAATGGCTGCACCAAAAGGAAATCAGTTTTGGAAATTAAGAAGTAAACATGGACGAGACAAATTATTTGCCACGCCCGATCTACTTTGGCAAGCAGCCTGTGAATATTTTGAATGGTGTGATAAACATCCCTGGTATAAGTCGGAAGCAATAAAAAATGGTAAGTCGGTCGGGAAGATTGTAAAAATACCCACGGAACGACCTTACTCGTTAATGGGTTTCTTGGTATATATCGGAACCTCGCCGTCGTATTGGTATGATTTTAAGGCTGCTACCCATATAGATTTTTCCTGCGTCATTTCTGAAATTGAAAAAATTATAGAAACGCAACAATTTGAAGGTGCTGCAGTAGGTGCTTTTAATGCTAACATAATTTCCCGCAAACTGGGCCTTATTGATAAGCAGAATATTAGCACGCCGGAAGGAGAAGCTATTAATATTCGTTCTACAATAGATACGCACAGGATTATATTCGAAAACTACGACAACGAAAAGGAGGAATAATAATGGACCTTGTTTTCCGCTTTAATCGTATTTATGCACCTGTTTTTAATACAGACAAGAGGTATATAGATATTTGGGGCGGACGTGGCCGGGGTGGTTCACATTTCGGGACAGATTATTTTCTAAATCTTATAACGCAACCTAAATATTTCCGTGGCTATTTTGTCCGGCAGGTTTTATCCGACGTCCGGGATAGTCTTTTCCGGGATTTTAAGGACCGGATTGAAGAAAATAAAAGTATTAATATCGACGATTTTCAGATACGCGATAATGACATGCGTATAACTTACCTACCGACCGGCAACACAATTTTAGCAAAAGGAGTTAGTAAGGATGGAAGCAGAACAGCAAAAATGAAATCCTTGGCAGGTGCTACACATGTCTTAATAGAAGAATGCGACGAAATTGGCGAGTCAGACTTTGATCAGCTTGATTTGTAGTTGCGTACGGTTAAAGCGGATAAAGTACAAATTATAAGGGTATTTAATCCGCCTTCGAAGCGGCATTGGATCTGGAGGGATTATAATTTAATAGAAAGTGATATTGAAGGATTCTTCCGTGCTATCCCAAAGGCAACTTCCGATGTCCTTTCGGTATGGAGTACTTACAAAGACAATATATCTAATATTCAAAAGTCTACAATATCGAAATTCGAGTCTTTTTTAGAAAATAACCCTGATTACTATTATAACCAGGTTTGTGGATTAATAAGCGAAGGCTCTAAGGGTAGGATTTATTCCGGATGGCTCCCAATTCCGGATTCCGAATATAATAAATTGGATTTACCTAAAGTATATGGACTTGATTTTGGATACAGTAATGATCCTAATGCGTTTGTAGAGATAAAATACGACGGGCAATATCGGTATGTAAATGAACTACTTTACGAAACAGGATTGGATAATTTAGCTTTAGCACAGCGTCTGTATGCTTTAGGGATAAGAAAAAATAATCTGATTATTGCAGATACAGGGAACGGAGGAGATCTTAGGATCGCAGAAATCCGGCGCGGGTGGAAAGAATTTCCTGAATTGAAGTTTAATATAGTCCCAGCAATAAAAGGCCCTGGTTCAATAAAATTCGGTATAAACAAGATAAAATCAGCCAAAATTTACCTGACTGAGTCTAGTGCTAATGGATGGAACGAATATCAGGAATACAAATGGCTCCTTGATGCCGATAAGCTCCCTACCGATCAGCCTGTAGATAAATTTAACCACATCATGGATGCAATACGTTATACAGAATTAGCCAAGGGATCTTATTTTTAAATTCAACACATTGTTATTATTTAAACATTTTACATCAAAAATGTTGTTTAAAATATTTTTTATATATATTTTTGTTTGAAATTAAACAAGCGATGGGTTTCTTAAATAAACTAAGGAATTTCAGTTTTAGGAGCAAACTAAATGTTGGGTCAGGGATAGATTCTATCGAAGAAGCTATCCGAAATTATTCTTTTATGGAATGGCGTCCCGGTAATGGCCTGCCTGATATCCACATCGATTTAGACTGTATAACAGGTATTACGGAAGCCTATAACAAGTGTTCTTCGATTGCTACAATTATAAACCGTAACTCTTCTGCGCTTGTTAATGGCAAATGGTGGTTAACGGATAAAAAAGACAATGATGTATTAAATAAATACAAAGGAATTGCTGCATTACTGGATAAACCTAATCCAATTCAATCCTGGTCGGAGTTCTTAATGCTCGTGGATGTATACAGGCAATTGTATGGGGAAGTATTTGTTTATGCTGTAGTCCCGGATGGATTTTCTATACAGGATGCTTCGGCACTTTGGGCGATAAATCCAAAGTACGTAAGTATAAAACTATCCGGTAAAATGTATTTGCAATCTAATGCCGACGAAATAATAGAAGGATATATCTTAAGTGTTAATGGGACAGAAATTGAAGTAGATAGTAGGTATGTATTGCATATAAGGGATGTGAACCAAAACATTAACATGTCTCCTAACGATATCCGGGGACGTTCCCGTCTTGTCGGGCTAGATAAATCCGTAAGAAACATTATACAGGCAGAAGAAGCTATTTATGCACTTAACAAAAACCGTGGAGCCCAAGGGATATTGGCAAACCGATCCAAAGATGCAATAGGACATCAGCAAATTGACGACGAAGAAAAAGACAGACTACAACGTAAATTTAATACAAATTACGGACTTCGGTCTAATCAGGATACTGTAATTATTACTAATGCAGATTTAGCGTGGCAGCAAATGTCTTTTAATGTAAAAGACCTTATGTTGTTCGAGGGGATAGAAAATAATATAAAGAGGATTGCCGAAGCATTTAACTATCCATTTGAACTTTTAAATACAACAAATATAGCTTATTCAAATAAAGTAGAGGCTAAACGCGAACTTTATCAGGGGAATATAATTCCTACTGCAAAAATATACGCAGAAAAATTCACTTCTTTTTTCCAGATCGATCGTGCATTTTTCGTCGTCGATTTTGCAGATGTAGAATGTCTTAAAAAGACGGAATCAGAGCGGGCTGACACTATATATAAGCAAAACCAGGCATTTAAAATTGCATACGAGCAAGGTGTAATAAGCCTTGCAGAATGGCGTTTAGCTATCGGCATGGATGAAGAAATATATAAACCGGATAAAACGGCAAAAAATATAACAGAAAATGAGCAAGAAACAGGAGAAAATAGAAGCGAAGAAAGCAATGAATAGCAATAAAGTATTGGTGAAATACTTTTCTGCTAAAGAAATGAAAGATGTGGACCCGGACAACCATATTATCGAAGTTAAATTTGCCGCTTATGGCATGCCTGACAGCGACCGGGATATCCTGATCAAAGGATGTTTTTCCAAATCAATTTCAGAACGAGGTCCTGAATCGTCGACGAACAGAAAAATAGCTTTTCTTTGGCAACATGACATGCACGATCCTATTGGGAAAATTATAAAAATTGAAGAAAAGGATGACGGTGCCTATGCGACTGTACGCCTCAGCAATTTTGATGCTGTGCCTAATGCCAAGCGTGCTTATTTTCAGCTTAAAGATGGCGATATAAATCAGTTTTCTTTCGGCTTTAGCTATGTCTGGGATAAGATAGAGTACGATGAAGAAAGTGATACATTTATTGTCAAGGAAGTAAAATTGTATGAAATCTCCGTTGTTACCCTGGGTGCAAATGAACTTACTGAATATATAGGGGAATTGGAAAATGAAGATGAAATAAAGAGTTATCTAAAAGAAATATTAATTAAAGACAAAAATAAGTTTAACAAGATCAAACAGATCATCGTGGATATTGAAGCCGAGCCGGAGCAAGCGGGACAGCCACCACTCACTTTAAATCAGGGAAATATGTTTGAAAAACTAGCAAAATTAAGTGAAAATGAAAAGAATGATTAAAGATTTGAGAAAAGGAGGTTTTGCGGGTGCAAAGGCCCGCTATAGCTTTCGATTAGTATGTATTTGTTTCGGATTAATTGCCGTGGCTGCACTATTGTGTGTACTTTCCGGTGGAATTGGTTTAGGTGCAGGTGCAGTTTTAGCCGGGGTTGTCCCTGTTGGTTTTGCGTTACCGGATGGGGTCGATTTCAATGAAAAGGAAAGAGCCGGATTAAAAGCGCTGGCAGATCATTTTAATGCTCAGTTTAAATCTTACGTTGATAATAAAATAAATGAGGAAAAACTGATGGAGAAAATGCAGGAAAAATTAAAGAGCTGGGCTGACGAAAACGGAATCTCGAAGGAGGCTTTTGAAAAAATGCAGAGTTCTTTGAAAGAACAGGGGAAAACAATTACCAGTTTGAAGGAGCAAGGAGTGCCGGTAAAAGGAGCACGAGGTTTAAAATCCGCGTTTGAAAAGAATTACGACAAATTTGTATCTGCGGTTAAAGATAATAAAGTCGGATTTTGTATAAAATCTGTAGATGAACATACTGCAGCAAACATTCAGACTACATCCAATAGCATAACCACTACTTCCGGAGCAACTCTTGCGGAAGAAATAGGAGAGAATAACGAATTATTTATGAAACGGCGTGGCCGGGAATACATCCATGATATAGCCAATGTTACCGTTGTTGATGAAGTGCCTGAATCTTTTAACTTTTACGAAGAAGGAGACGAAAAAGGAGCTATTGCCATTGTGTCTGAAAATGGATTAAAACCACAGGTACATTTAAGCCTGATTAAAAATAAAGTGGATGCAAAAAAAGCTGCTGGTTATATCGTTGTTACCGAGGAAATGCTAAAATGGCGTTCGCGTGCCTGGGCCCAAATTCAGCGTCTTTTTAATGATAAAGTATGGAGAGACTATGAGAAACTATTGACAGAAGATTTGCTGTCTAATGCAACTGCTTACACTACCACAGCGCTCGATGATACAATTGCTGCACCGACTGATTTTGATGCAATAGTTGCTTCAGTACTGCAACTTGAAAGCTTGGAATATAGACCGGACGTGCTGATTATTAATCCTGCGGATAAATGGAAACTTGCATTGACTCAGGCAAATAACGGCACTTTTATTCTGCCCTATATTCAGAATGGCGGAGAATTTTCTTTGCTTGGTCTTCGTGTAATTACTACTACCCGTATTGCATCCGGAACGTTCCTTATCGGAGAATCTGATACATGGTTTATTGAAGAAGAAGCACCACAAATAAGGACCGGGCTTGTTAACGACGATCTTATCCACAACCGGATGACAATTATCGGCGAATTATTCTTCCTATCCTATGTACCATCTAACAATGCCGGATCTTTTGTTAAGAGTACATTCAGTACAGTAAAAGAAGCATTAAAAGCTCCTGAGGCAGGAGTTGGAGGATAGATAACTCCGGGGCTTAGGTCCCCGGATAGTTTAAATTAGTAACATATTAAAAAATAATACAATGGAAACAAAGGTAGAAAAAGAAGCAAGAGTTGTTTATAAGGACGATATGGTAAAGATTGTTTATACAAACAAAAGTGTATATCACAAGGAAGGGGAAGAGGATTTTGTGCATCGGTTACAGGCCGAGAAGTTGGTAAAAAAAGGAGTTGCAAAAATGTCGCGCGGTAACTGATATGTTTCTGGATAACACATATTTTCAAGGAGAATTGTCGATCCCGAACCTGATATTCGTAGAACCGAAAGGGGTTGGAACGATGATCCAAGCCGTTAACGAACAGTCTTTCGATTGGTATTTGGGGAAATACGAAGTGAAATTCATGAATGAATTACTTGGTAGTGAGATGTATGCCAGAATGATGAAGGAGATAGAAGACGGGAATGAGTGGGGTAAGTTAAGGAATAAGATTTTTGTGTTTACAGGTTCGGGTAATAGCTATTCTCCTGCTGCAAACTATGTGTATTTTTACTCAATCCGGAGCATGCAGACACAGACATCACCCGAGGGAGAAGTTAGAGGCCGTAAAGATTATTCTTCTATCGTTTCTGTATCCCCAAAACTAGTAAGAGTATGGAACGATATGGTTGATATGATTGCGGATATCAGGGAATACGTAAATCAGAATGAAGTTCTGTACGGGAAATTGGGCGATGATGCAAGGTTGTTTAAATACATTAATACGTTTGGAATATGATTTCTCCTAATAAGCTTATCGGTAGCCTCGTTTTTCGTACTCGTAATGCGCTTGACTGGAATAAAGAGTTTAAGGACAATTTATTAAGTTATCCTTACAGTAAAAATTGTTTGGTAAACAATCATTTTTTATTGTGGCATTATCCGGGTACAAATAACGAGATATCGAATGCATTACTTGAAATCGGTAAGCATCCGAACGGAGCAAGACTAAAATTCCCTTCTTTTTTAAATTTTCAGCCAATCCGGCAAGAAAACAGGGGGAATGAGGTGACTATATTTTACAATATTGCAATTGTTGGTACTGTAAAAAGTACCTGGATGACTGAAAAACGGGAACACGAAGTATTTGAAAAGGTGCTCCGTCCTGTTTATGAAGAGTTTATTAGGCAAATACAAGCTTGTAGATATTTCAAAACAGACTATGGGAAACCTGATCATACATACTATGAAATTTTTACTACTGGAGAGAGCGCCGGAGAAATAATAAAGAGATACGGAGATAATATTGATGCAATAGAAATACATGGTATGGCTTTAAAGCTTAATACGAATCTGTGCAAATCCGATTTCCTTACAATCGAACGCGAGAATGCTGCAGTAACATCTGGTATTAAAGGAATTTTAAATTTTAGAGAAGAATGAGTATTGGACAAATTAAAAGTAATTGCAAAACAGCAACTCCCCTCACCGGGGCTGAAAGTTGTGCAAAACAGGAAGGGAAAGTATCAGCTTTGATTGTAACTGGCTTGAATGCGTACTTCCCTCTTGAAGAGACGGATTTTACCGATGGATTAGGAATCCATGTTTATGAATCCGGTCCTAACCGGATTTATCCGATTAAAAATATCGTTGGGATGACCATTTCCGGTGGGGATATCAATGCCCCGGACCTCGGTACATACGGAGGCCCAGCACCGACAAACCTAAATGCGAAAAACGTGGCTTATCAGATTAATGCCGGCGATTGCATGTATAAAGAACTGGCAAAATTTAATAAGCGGAAAGTACGTGTAATTAGAGTGGACGACGAAGGATATGCCTATGGTACAATAGTAAAAAGAGGAAGCGAATATTTTTTCGCAGGATATGAAGGAACTTTGTACACACAACGTACGCCGACAGATGGTTCAACTGCATATAATCTGTCTCTTTTCGTATATTATACTCCGAATAACGAAGATGAAGAAAAAAACATGGCTGCAATAAATGTTGGTCTTGTGAATGTCCCTGACGGACTTTTAGGTGTTACTTTAAAAAAAGGGACAGCGAGTGGCTCGGCAACTGTAATTACAGCATGCGGAGCAGAAGACATTACTTCGGAATATGGGGAGAAGTGGAAGGCAACGATGTTTTTAAATGCTTCAGGAGGATCCCCTACGACAGTTACATATAATCAATCTACCGGTACTTTGACATTTGAACCCGCTGCAGCATACAGGATCGCGCCGGCGTCTGTATTAAATGCAGATATTCCCGGGATTGAAGGTATCAATGAACTAACCGATCTGTCATGAAAGTTATAATGGGGAAATACGTGATAGACGTAAATGAAAGTGATATACGAAAGTCACGTAAAACATCATGGGTCAGCCAACGTGTGAAGGCTTTTGAGTGGACAGGAATTGACCGGGACGTACTTACGGAGAAATTTTCAGAAGCATTTGACAGTATTAAGGAATCTGATACCAAAGAGTCCGAATAGTTTTATTTTGTTATTTTATCTGGAGGGGGTGGGTAGTTCCACCCCTTTATATTATGGGGATAAGGGAATTAATAAGAAAATATACGAAAATTCAGGAAAATATAAAAAATATTCCTGCAGTAATTAATGGAATTGTAGCAAGGGATAAGGATATATTACTTTCCCTTAATAGAGATCAGATGTTGTTGGGACGTAATGCAGAAGGTGAAGTATTAACACCTTCATACCTTAACGATCCGTATTTTAAAAGCAATTTACAGGCAGAAGCATATGCCCGGATGAAATACAAACTCGAACAGGAGCATAAAGCGCGTATTGAAAATCCGACACTATATCCGTACAAAGACAAGGATACCCCCAATCTTATTGTGACCGGTCCGTTTCAGGACAATATGTTTATTTTACCGGAAGGAGAAAGTTTTATTATAGGCTCATCATATCGAGATTCAAACGATATAGAGAATAAATATAACAATCTTGTATTTGGGATATCTCCTGAATCAAAAGAATATTTCTATAAAAATTTTATCCATCCTGCTCTATTAAAACTATTACAATGAGTTGCGATTGTTTAAAGAAAAAGACTACAGAGGCTGACAAAATAATGAATCAGGCCCGTATTGAAAGTGAAATTGAAAAAAAAGATTATGTCGTATATGAAGAAGGGAACAAAACATTCTATGACCGGAAATCGTGTTGGCAAAAAGCGGGGAAACCCGGCAAAGTCAGAGGAATTATATTCTATTTACAGTAGTTGCTATGATTGTCCATTGAAGGTCTATATAGAAATTGTATGTAATAATAATCTGGATGCTCTTATAATTTCTGGGAATCCACCAAAAACAGTATTAGAAGATGCGAATAATAAAATAATTTCCGGCTATGCGGAATTATCAGGGAGTAGTATATCAACGAGATATAATGTTCTGCTTAAAGATATTTATTCATACAGATCTCAGATTGTCGGACTGACATTATGTCTGCAAATACTTCCTATTACTCCGGATGCTGCAGTTGGAAATCTTTCTAAACTGGGAATGAGGTGTTCCATTCCTGAGAATAATGAAGATATGGATCGTTTAATCAGAAAAATTGATTCCCGCATAAAAGACAGATCAATCCGGCTGAAAAAGGCACAAAAGGAATTTGATAGTATCCAAAAAAGTAATAAAAGTAAAGCAATAACCCCTAAAGATTTTTATGATCAGCTTGCGATAATAAGCCGGTGGGCCGGATTCAGAATTTCAGTGGACATTACACTTGCAGAATATGCTGTATATATTAAGCAGATGTCGGAATATGTAGAACAGTCAAAATCAATGATCAATGGCAAGAAGTACTAAAAATATGGAATTGGTACCACAGGAGGTACTAAATGAATTGATGGCATTGGATGTCCAGTTAGACAAAACAAAATCTAATCTACTGGAAATTTTAAAACCGGTTGTTGATATTAATAATGAATTACAGAAATCAGCTACAAATTACAAAACACTTACCGATTTAATCAATAAACAGAATCAGGTCGAAGCCAAAGCTATTGCCGAATTAGAAAAACACAGAGAGATAATCAAACAAATGAAAATTCTTCAGGACAAATTAATTTCTTCTCAAAACCAGCAGGCTAAAGAGATAGAAATGTTGAGGTCCATACTTGAAGAACGTAAAAAATATAATGATGAAATTCAAAAGTCCGTAATAGCTAAACAAAAAGAATTTGAAGAGTCAACTAAAAGTGCAGATGGCATTAAACAGGAAGGGATTGCTTATAAAGAAATGGCCTCTGCAGCAAATAAAATCATAGGACTACGTAGTCAGAATATATCTTCCTTGATAAAAGAACAAGCTGCATTATCATCAGTGAAAGCAGAATTATCAAAGCTGAATAGAATAGAAAATGAAGGGAAAGAATTAACAGAAGAACAAGTCGCCAGAAAACGAGAGTTGATAAATTCCGAGAAAGAGCATAAACAAATAATATCAGGTTTAAATCAGGTGATTCAAAACGATATTAAACTGAATCAGGCTGCTTCCGGATCAATGAATGAAATGGCCCAATCTTTAAGTAAAGCAAGAATTGCATACCGGAATTTGACAGAAGAAGAAAGGAATTCACCATTTGGCCAAGAACTGTTAAAGTCAATACAAAAAACAGATTTGAAAATTAAAGAATTCGATGCATCTATTGGTAACCATCAACGTAATGTTGGTAATTATGCAGGAGGTTTTAATACTTTACAATATAGCGTCCAACAAGTTGCCAGAGAACTTCCATCATTGACAATGAGTCTTAGTCAATTTTTTCTGGCTATTTCAAATAACATACCGATCTTATCCAATGAAATAGTAAAAGCCAAGAATGCAAATGCAGCATTAAGAGCAGAAGGAAAGAAAGGGGTACCAGTTTGGAAACAGCTTATATCTTCCGTATTCTCCTGGCAAACAGCTTTAGTCGTTGGAATAACTGTAATTACTGCATACGGGAAAGAAATTAGTAATTTCTTTAAAGCATTGTTTGGAGCTAAGCAGACATTAATCGAGGTAAGTGAAGTACAAAGGATATTTGGTGAAAATATAGCTAAAGATACAATTGAGTTGGATGTAATGATTGACAAATTAAAAAATACGACAAAGGGGACAGAAGATTATAACAAAGCCCGGATGAAAATAATTGATAAATATGGTGATTATCTGAAAGGGCAAAAAGATGAGATACGTAATCTAGAAGATTTGGATGCTGCATATAAGATATTAACTCAGTCGATAATTCAGAACTCTATTCAAAAAGGTTTACAAGAAGCTAATTCCAAAATGATAGAAGAATATAATAAAGGGATGGAATCTGCGTTAGGTGATGTACTTGAAAAATTTGAGGAAAAATATGGTAAAGAAAAGGGAGCTGAAAAATTTATGACTTTTAAAATCGGTATTACATCCGATGATAAGGAGTTAAAGGATGCTGCAGAAAAAATATTTCACGAATTTGATTTTGAGAATAGCATGTCTAATCCCATAGGAAAATCTTTCAAATATATTGAGAATCACATGCGTCCGGTTGTTAACAATATTATAAGAATAAATAATAATTTGAAGGACGCTCAGGAATCTTCATTAATCATGGAAAAAACTTTTCTAAAAGTTTTTGGGACTGATACGGTTAAGAAATCAGATTCATTGCTTGGGAAGCAGCAGGATTTAAGGAAAGAAGCAGAATTGTTGCCCGAAAGTACAGAAGAGGAACTCAAATTGAAAAATAAACGTTTAAAGCAAATAGATGATGAAATAAAACGCCTTAAAGAGCTTGGTATAGAAACTGACAAACAAGCAAAGTCGAGAGAAAAAGAGGAAAGAAAAATTCATGATTATATTATAAAACTTCAGGAGAGGGAAAGAAATGCTTATAACCAAATGCTTTCTCTGAAAGAGAAAGAAGGTAGCGAAGCTAATAAAAGAATCGTTCAGGATGAAAGATTTTCTTATGAGGAACGCATCGAGGCCCTGAATAAATATAGTGAAGCTTTAAAAGCATCTGTAAAAACCAATGCATATGCTCAAATTGAGAAATTAATAAGAGAAACAACTATCGGATTAGGTAAAGATCCGGATAACGAAAAAGACCGGGCTGAAGTTGCCCAGAAGGTTTCAAATCAGGTCCTTTTAATAAGACAAAAAGAGGCATTGGAAATAGAAAAGATTACAGAACAGAGTGCTAAAACCCAATTACAAATAGAGGAAGATAGAGTAAAAAAAATGCTTAAGTCTATTCAGGAAGAAGCAGATGCGCGAAGTAGGGCTATATCCGGGAAAGAATCAACAGAATACGATTATCTGGCCAAAGATTATAAAAAAGGTTTAATGTCCGAGGAAGTATATCAGTCTAAAAAAAAGGCTATTTCGGATAAATATGCTTTAATACGTTTTGATGAAGAACAAAAAATGTTGGAGCAACAATTAAATACTTTTGGTCTGAAAGAAGAAGAAAAGAATGATATTGAAAGACGTTTGGCTGACAATCGCCTAGAATATGAAAAATGGGTAAATGAACAAGAGATTGCTGCAGCTGAGGCATTGGCAGAAAAGAAAAAAGAGCTTTTGCAGGATGTATTTAATTTCGGTCAACAGCTTATCGAACAACGTTTCCAAAACCAACTTAATGCCCTTGAAGAAGAGTCTGAGGCAAATGATGAATGGTCTGAGCGTGAGAAAGAACGTATTGACCGTTTGGAAGAAGCCGGTGCAATTTCGAAAGAGCAAGCGGATGCCAGAAAAGCAGTTGTGGATGATCAGGCTGCAGCCAGAGAAAATGAATTAGAGAATAAACGTGCTGAAATAAGGAAAAAACAAGCTGTATTTGAAAAAGCTATTGCTGTGGCAGATATTATGCGAGAGCTTGCTTCTGCGATTTTTAAAATTCAAGCAGAAGCTGCAGCAGCTGCTGCGATTCCTTTTGTTGGGGCTGCATTAGCAGCAGCAGCTTTAAGTCAAATACCTTGGATAACTGCAATGGCTGGAGTACAAGCTGCAACAGTTCTAGCAACTCCTATCCCTGAATATGCCCAAGGTACAGAAGATCACCCGGGAGGTCTGGCTATTGTTGGAGATGGTGGGAAATCTGAAATGATTATAGCAGGAGGAAAAGTTTTCCGCACTCCATCGACGGATACACTGGTCGATTTACCGCCTCATTCTGTCGTATTACCGGATTTTAATGCGGGAATGAATACATTGAAAGCTCCTGATATCCATATGAGTGATCGGGCTATTTCTTTTGAAGAACTTTCAGCTTTATTAAAGGAGGGTAACCAAAAAACTGATACATTATTGAAAATGTTCCGTCAGAACATTAAAAATGAGTTGTATGCAAGAGAATTAAATAAAGTAAATCGTATTACAAGATGAAAATAGTAAGAGATTATATAAAATGTGTTGTTATAGAAGGGGGAGCATATGAAAGAGGGGAATTTGCCGGCAATATGTGGTGTAGAGTAAATGAAAATGGAGAATTTGAAACCCATCAATATAGTTTGTCAAGACTATATATATTAGATAATAGAAAAAAAGATGGGACGTTAGGGCTATATAAACAAGTTGAATACAATGGATATTTAAGGGATAGCGCTGAGATTGTAATGCTTGATTCCAATTTAAATGTTTTGGACCATATTAAAAATACGGGGGATGGGCCTATAACTAACGTAACATTTAATATACCTGAAAATTGCAGGTATGTATATTTATCTTGTGCGTCAGATTACGAAAAGAACTACTACTTAAGAGTTTTTGAGGGAGATTTTATTGATGTAACTCAAAATATTGAAAATCTGGATTCTTTAGAGAATGTATTGTCGCGTGATGGTGTATCCGGTGTTATATCAGAGGTTTCTTTTGAAATAAGTTTTGTTTTATCTGCAAAAGATTTTGTAAAAGACATTTTCTTCCGTAAAGGACTTTATGGGAAAGCTTTGTTAAAAATTTATCGGAGAGGTAATTTTGACAATGATTACAAACTAATAAAAGATATAAATCTTGATTTTAGTACATACCAAGAATATGCAGATCGGGTTACAGTGGAAGCAGCAAAATTTGATTTACTTGAAATAATTAATTCAGAGGGGAAAACAAAATATGAAGTACCAGTATCAGAAATCTCTGATACTAAAAAGTGGAAGTATGAAAGAATGAATTTTATTAATAACGGCGTTTATGAATTACCGACATCTCCGATAGAAACAATATCTTCAACATCCAGTATAATCCTCCCATTAAGTTTATCAAGTTCTGAACTAATTCCTGGGGAAGAAATTGATTTTAAATCTCAATCTTTTGGCGGTAGTAGTAGTGATGATTATTTTGTCCTTAATGCAGGGAAAAAAGAAGTCAGTATTCATGTTGAAATGAGTTATAAGTTTGAGTATGATGGGAAGTTAACATATGGTTCGCCGGGGACATTCGATTATAATAAATTACTTTATGTTCATCTGATAAAAAATACAAATGACAATAAAAACCAAGAAATTATAAAAGAATGGGTTTTGACTCCAGAAGCAGGAACAAAAGAAGAAAATAAGTATATAATAGGTATGTTTAAAGCAGAAATGGTGCTTGATACTTATATAACTTTAAAAGAAAACGAGAGTTTGACACTTCGGCTAGACGTAGATAAGAATTATAACAAAGACCATATCCTGATGATAAGTACAGGAGATATTACATTTGTTGAGAAAGATGATAAACTTACTTTTATTCTTTCGTATATAGAAAAGAGCGTAAAAGTATTATATATAGATTTAATTGACCCAACGACCCTTATGCAACATTATTTAAATGACATGTCTGGAGTTAACGGTCTTTTTTCTGTACAAATAAATTGGAGTGAGAGTAATTACAAAACAATGCTTATTGCAGCAGAAAGTATAAGACAAATTCCTGGAGCTAAATTATACGGATCACCAAATGATTTTTTTGACTGGATGAAAGTATTAGGGTATGAATATGATATTGACGGGACAAAGTTGATTTTTAATTTTAGGGATGAGTATTTTAAAAGTTCATTTGCTGCGATGTCTATGCGAAAAGATGAAATTGCAGACTTGATTATTAAGGCAGATAATACCTATGCTTATACTTCTGTTGAAATAGGATATGATAAGCAGGATTATGATACCATGAATGGCCGATGTGAACCCAATGGAATGTTTTCTTACACAACCGGATATATAACACGTACAGATAATAAATTAAGTCTAATAAGTCCTTATCGGGCCGATTCCATAGGTATTGAAATGTTGTGTCAGGAAAGCGATAAACAGACGACAGACACAGATTCTGATAACGATGTTTTTTTTGTTGCCTTAAAAGAGAATAGCGAAGATTACTCTGAATACAAAGATATCTATATTGAAGATAAGGATTTCTCTAGTCTGAAACTGTTTAATGCTCCGTTTAATCCGTATTATTTAATAAAAAGAAACCAAAGCCTGATAGGGATAAATGCTGATAAGGTAAAATTTAAAGCTACAGATATGAGCCGGACGGCAATTATAATAGATAACGGGCAATCTGTTGATCCATATGCCGATCAGATAATTTCTAAAAAATTATTTGAACCAATTATATACAACTTTGCGGCAGGAAGCAATAAAGATTTACCTGATCATGCTGTCAGGAATGGGTTGGTTAAAATAAATTGGAAGGATGAAATTTACACTGGCTTTATTAAGGAAATCAGGAAGAATTATGCTTCCGATACAGAAACCACTTGGGAATTATGGGGATTTAAAGATAGGGCGGTGTAATTGTTTTAAATAAAACATTTCATGTATAATATTTTATTATTTGTATTGTTTTTATATTTTTGTTGAAAATACAACAATAATATGTCTGCTATTTTTATATCTGAATTTAGTTCTCTGAATTTTAGAAAAGACTGGAAATTGTCTTTTCAGCAAAATGTAGATTACATACCAAAATTTCTTCCTACTGATAATATTCAAGTTCAGTATGTTGTCAAAGATTTTACACTAACCCCTTATCTTAAAAATATATGTACTGGAGAAGTCCAACAACTTTCTCCGGTACTTTTACTTGAAACTGAATCGGAAAAATGTTATCAATTAACAATTAATAATTCTTCAATATCCTCAGATACAGAGTTTAATTTATACTTTGCTTCCGATCAGGATGGGGAGAAAATTAAAGATGCAAATTTTTGTGTTTGTACCGAACTTCCGGATACGATTCTTCTTGAATATACTAACCGAAAAAATGTTTATGAAACAATTTTTGACGGTATAGACCGATTTTTATTCAGAGTAGAAGGAGCTTTTTTACCTCAGGAAATATCCTTTGAAAATAATACAGAAGAATTTAGAGACCAACGATATGTATCTAAAATTCTTTCTTCTACAGCATTTGAAAAGAAAACTTTGACACTTGGTGGCGGAATGGGAGTTCCTAACTGGGTAGCAAGGAAAATCAACTTGATTTTTTCTCTAAGCTCAGTACATGTTGAAGGGAATCCGATGGTGAGAAGTGACGGCGGAGCTGTTGAATTAACTGAAATTGGTAAATATTATCCTCTTTATATTTATAAAATAGTACTTGAAGATGGAGAAGATAATGAAGACACTGGAGATGGTATTATTGAATATTTGAGGGCGGTAGACGAAAAAAAAAAGATAATACGCAAATCTTCTGAGAACGATTTACGAGTTTATTTAGAAGGTACTGGGATTGATACTGCAAAGATGATTCGCGAATTGGAATTAATAGGCGAATTATCAATGAATTATACCATAGAAATTGATGACAATCTATCAGGATCAACAAATAAGACAACATTGCAGTCTTTGATTCAGTTTATTTCCAAAGATTTTGTTACAAATAATGAGTTCGATGAATATATTGATCAACCGGTCAAAACTACCGATGATGTTAAATTCAATTCTGTAGAAGCCAAGGAGAGTGTAAGCACTGAAAAAGTTACGACCGAGGAAGTTGTATCTAAAGACTTCAAATCCGGCTTATTAGGAGTAGGTCACAGATTATGGGATGGAGTTTTAGAGGTAAGTGAGCTTATTGTCCGCAAGACGATGCATGTTTTTGAAATAATCGTCCAAAAAATTACTTCTGTGAACGGTAGTATGCTTACGACACCAGGTGGAGGAATAAGGATATCAGAAGTAGAGGAATTGGAAGATGGTTACAAATGTTTCTTTAACAATGGTGACGGGACAATACCGAATCCTTTTGTGGTGGGAGACCAGGCCTTACATCAGGTATTTACCGGAAAAAATATTAGCAGATACTGGCGTCTTGTAACGGAAGTTGGTGATAATTATTTTGTTCTGAGTAAAACAGATTGTGAAGCCGGCAGTGGGATTCCCCAGGTAGAAGATGAAATTATTCAGTTTGGTAACAGAACTGACAAAAACCGTCAGAATGCAGTCCTTACTACTTCTTATGGTTCAGATGCTCCTTATACTGCATATTATTCAAACGTAAACAGTTATTCTCTTGAAGGGAAAGAGGATGTCCGTGAGGGTAATTTGAGAGGAATCAATGATCCTGATTTCGGGCAACTTCAAGGTAGCGGATTTTATGGTAAACATGTTTATTTAAAAGGTATCTTCCGTTTATTGTCCGGCAAAACGGTGGAAGAGTCCATCGGAGACGTGCAGAGTAACCTGGACAACCTCCAAGTAGGAGAAACCAACCTTCTTGACAATAGTAACAAGGGATGGAAGAATACTGGCTATCCAATAGCGACAATTTACTTAGGAGACTATAAACCCAAACAAGGAGAAGAATGTACAATTGTTATTAAAGGCAAATTAGGGGCGAATAAAACAAACTGGGCTGTTTACAATTCTGGAGGGAATGTTGTATTGGCTAGTTTTTATCCTGGTGGTCCCGATACAGATTATATTGCTTTGAAAACTTTTAAATGGACGTTAGGGACGCCTGCTGTTGATAATACATTTATTCGAATATATCCAATGCCTAATAGTGTATCCGTTGAATCTGAAATAGAGTGGGTAAAACTAGTATTAGGCAATAAAACTTCGCTATTGTGGACCCCCTCTATCAACGATCAGAGGCAGATTGCAATAGATGAAGCGGGAAAGGTTGTGGATGGGATACAGATCGGTTCCCAGAACCTTATATCCAAAAAAATGATGTTGAAGTGGAATGAGAAGAACAAGAATATTGCGGTCTGGGGGCAGGATGAAGACGGGGTGTATCTCAGGATAAATGAAGTACTACTGCATGAAAATTGGGCGGGCAGCAATGAAATTGCTAATCCGGTATTTGATTTGCAATTCAAACCCGATACACAGTATGTATTATCTGTTGAATGGAAACTTGCAGCAGTACAAAATTACGATGGACTTGCTTTCAGGATATTTTACACTGATGGAACGGCAGAATGGCGTGGATTAACAGGAACAATAATCACAAAAACAATCGCCAGATTAATTACGAAAGCCGGGAAAACAGTGCAGAAAATATCTGCGTCATACGGAAGCAGTAAAGCCAATACACTAATCTACAATATCTCCCTAATCGAAGGCAATAAACCCTTGCAAGGCTTCCCCGTTGCAGAAGAAGACCAGGTCGGAGCAAATAATGTGAATCTGGCGGAGGGGACAAAAGGGCCGTTTACGGTTGAAGGGGGGACAAATACTTATGCATATAAAGCTCTGTATATTCCTGTAATCAAGCCGAATACAGTTTATTATGTGAATGCCCAAAATATAGAATTCTTATCAGGCAATATTAGCAAGTGTGATTTTATTTTATTTGATAAGGCTATTAAAAATTACCTGACACCTACTTATCATCATCTTTATGATAAAAATGGTGGTATTCTGATTACCAAAAATGACTTTGAAGCTCAGGAAGGGTATTTACTTTGTTACGCCGGAGAATCAGGGCATACCGCTGGGAATTCGGTCCGGTTCACCGAAGTCATGATAGTCGAAGGCTTTCTTCCGGCCCCTGTTTGGGCTCCTTCTTTTGCTGAACAACAGGCTGGCATAGACGCTGCCAATAGTGCCGCAAAGTTAGCCCAGCAAACCGCAGAAAATGCTCAAATAACTGCAACAGAAGCAACAACCAAGCTAAATAACTGGGCCTCTGATTCTCTTATATCTCCTCCTGAAAAACCCGCAATGAGACAGCAGCAGGCAGATATTCAGGCTGAGTATAAAGAGATAAAAGCCAATGTGGAAAAATATAGCCTAACCGACAATGCGGCTTGGATAAATTATAATAATGCATATTCCCTGGCTAATACGGCACTTACAAAATATACTGCTTCGTCTCCGGAAAACATTACAATATCGTCAGACTATTCTAATATAGCTGCATATTATCCGAAACGGCAAGAAATCCTAAATGTTATTTCATCTGCGGCAATTGATGCTGCAAAAGAATACACAACTCTTAAAACATATCGTGAAACAGAGATCGACTTAAGGGCTGAAAAGTGGGATCAGGACACATATTATCCGGTAACTATTAAACTACCAATAAATGAGACAAGGATAGAAGTTACTACGAAATTGGGTGATGCAAAACCAAAATGGTCAACTCATAATGATGGTTTTTCAATGAACTGTGTATGGCGTAGTAACGGGAGCCAATTGGGGGCAAATGTTGTTAATAGAATAATTGAGGTTTTCGAATATAGATTTACCAAGGAAATACCCGATACTACCCCAGTGCTATATATACTCCCTGCCGGCAGTTTTGGGCAAATAATTAGTAGTAGCGAAGAACTTATTTATCTTCGTGGAGGTGGTAGGTACCTATTTAAAATCGGGAACAATTGTGTAGCAGTAGTACACGATAGTCGTTATACGGCTCCAGATGGGTCATCTGTTGCTCCTGCTGCTTCGGTAATCAGGCCTGTTCCCGACTTGAAAGCACTTGATTATTTAAAAATAGCTTTAAAAGAGGAAACTACAATAGAAGGTGGTCTTATTTCAACTAGTTTGATAAAAGTAGGGGCGAAACAGAATGGCGTAAATTGGAATGAAAGAGCTGGGATTTGCGGAATCGGAGATACAGACAACAGTGTAAGGTTCTACGCTGGAGGTGATTTGGATTCAGCAATAAGGCGTGTTTCAGGGGGAGATGGTACAAAAGCTAATTTTGTCGTGACACAAGCCGGACGGTTGTTTGCATCAGACGCGATTATAGAAGGAAATATTACTGTAAAGAATCTGACAACAGCAAGTGGGAAAGTCGTTATAACAGAATCGGGCCAACTTGTTGCTTCTGGCGCCGAAATACATGGAAGGATAATAGCAACGTCGGGAGAGTTTACAGGAAAAATTACAGCGACAGAAGGAGAAATTGCCGGACTGAAATTAAGCAATAATGGATTGAGATCATCTGATTTCAATGCGAGTTCAAAAATAGGCTCTTGTTATGCTAAAAATGGTTTTTCTGTATATGCATCAGGGGCTGGTATACTTACCCCTTCAACAGGTGGAATGCAAGCCGGAATAATAACAGCAGTAGGAGATTTTATAAGTCATATAACTGGATTGGAAATAATTGCCAAGGAAACATCGTATAATTATGGATCATCTTCAAAAGTTACTGCCTTAAGAATACAAGCTGAGAACAGATATTACGGTACTCCACTTGATCCACCTCTTGCGATAGAGGTAGTTTCTGGAGATGTATTATTCGGTGGTAAAATGACAGTTAATAATACATCTATCTTTAGAGGTCAAATATATTTAAATCTTAATAACATACCAAATATTTCAGGGGCTTCGAATTATTACCTATGTATAAATAGATCAACCGGACAATTAAGTTACAGATAAATTATAAAAAACATGGAAATTAACTATTTTATTTCAGCAAAAGCAACGGCAACGGTACAGAATATAAATGTATCGCTGAGTGCAGAGTATCAAAAAGAGCAAGCACCGGAAGTTATCTCCGTAGTAGCAAACGGATACTTGGACGACGGGAAGAAATTCATGAATGCAACCCTTAAATACAATCCTAAGTCCGAGGATTTCAATTCGATTAACGGATCAAATGTTGACTTGGGTATTATTCAGGGGATTGTTCCATTAATTACGGAATTTTATAGAAAGATTACTGAAACATTCACTAACTACTAACAAAATGAAATATAGTTTTGACGTAAAAGATGTATCAGCAATTGATTTGTTAGGTAATAATTATATCCAATTGCTGGAAGAGAATCAAAATAAAGGCATTCATCAACTTGTCGGAAATGCCGTGTATGTGTGCACAAACACAATTGAAATGCATGAAATTGCCAAAAAGATATTCAACGGGGAAGCTGTGGATATGAATGAAAATGAGACAGAATTATTCAAAGCCTCAATAATGGATTCAACCTGGCATGTTTTTATTAAAAACGCTATTATCTCTGCAATCAAAAACAAATAAAAAAGAGGCCGCCCTCGCGACCTCTATAAATATTTCCCAAGCAACCCCAAGTCAATCTTATGTTGCAAATTTACAAAGTTTTTTTTGAGAATACAAAAGAATAATTTAGAAATATAAAACAATATGAACAAAGAGGAATGGAGAAGGTTAATAACCGAAACGCTGAAAGAAACAGGCTTGTACTCTGACAATGCAAGAGATCTTATCATGGGGACGTTTGCTCAGGAAAGCAATTTTAAGTACACCCGGCAAATTGGCGGTGGTCCGGCTTTAGGATATGGGCAGATGGAGCCGGCAACCTTCAATGATATTGTGGTTAATTTTCTCCGGCATAAACCGGAACTAATGGGGAAAGTAATGAAAGCATCCAGTGTTGTAACTTTGGAACCTGAAATGCTTGTAGATAACAAAAAGCTGATGATCTGTATGACCCGCATACATTATTTGCGTGTAAAGGAGGCATTACCTTCGAATAAGGATGTTTGGGCGATGGGTGAATACTGGAAACAATATTACAATACGCCATTAGGCAGAGGGACCGTAAAGGAGTTTGTCGAGAACTATAAAAAATATTGTTTATAACAATGTTTCGGGAGGGGATAGAAGTACCACATTTAAATTAAGATTATGAGTGAAAGAAACACAATTTCGGCAATGGTATCAGTATTCATGAGTGGTTTTATGGATTTTATTGAGCCTTTAAAATGGTTTATGCTGCTTGCACTGATATTAATTATTGTAGACCTAAGGTTTGGGATAGCAGCAGCTAGGAAAAGAGGTGAAAAGATCCGGTTTTCACGGGCAGGGAGAAGGACTATTAATAAGATGGTAGATTACTTATGTTGGATTCTTCTTGCCGGGGCTATTGGAAAAGCATTTGGGATACCTTTTGATATTCCGTTACTTCCTTCGATTGTTTTATTGGTTATATATGGTTTTGAAATAAATTCTTGTTATGGGAATTACTTTGAAGCTCACGGTCGGCATGCAAAGGTCGATATTTTTAAATTTTTCAGGCGGAAGTCTGATATTATTGACATAGAAGAAAAAACAGAAAAATGAGGATAATAATTATACTGATAGCCCTTTCTATATTCTCCTGCCGGAGTATTCAGTACGTGCCGGTAGAGACAACTGAAATAGAAAATGATTCTATCCATGCAAGAGACTCCGTCGTAACCCAAATAAAAACAGACAAAAAAGATTCTTCTAACATATCAGAAAAAACGGAAAAAAGCGATTCTACAATTATGCGGGATTCTTCCGTAATAGTTGTTAACGAACAAGGGAATGTGATAAAAGAAGAACGTTTTCACACAAAAGAAATATATCGAAGTAAGGAGTATGAACGTAAAGAATCAGAATATCGCGAACTAAAGACTAAATATGAAGAGTTACAATTAAGATATGAGGCTCTTTTTGCTGAAAAACGAAATACAAAAGAAGTCCCCTACCCAGTTGAAGTTGTAAAAAACAAAGTACCGGGCATTATGTGGTGGCTTATCATTTTACTGGCAGCATTCAGTATACCGTCAGTATTAAAGATTATCCGGTTTATCCGGGGCAAAATATAAAAAGAAGCCCCACTTCAAAAATATAGCGTACCACCACTACATCCTGTCTGTAAGACTTCTTTCGGGGAGTTTTACGGACAGGATTTTTATTGGTTGCACTTTTTGAGAAAAATTTATGAAAAAATTACAAAGGCCGAGTACGATGGTGCGTAACAAACAAATTATCAGCATATATGAAGAATTAAAAAACTCAGAAAAATATTCAGATTTTTTCCATTTGCTTCCACGTTTTTTCATATATGATAAAATAAAGGAACAGACCGGGCTGTGTCACAAAACGATTGCTGACATATTAAATCATAGGGAAAAAACAGAATGATGTTTTGGAATGATTCTAAATTGAGAATTATTTGCAAAAATGTAGATGTGTTGACTATTTATGTGGATTAGAATTTATACATTTGTATCATCAAATAGATATCCAAATGAAAGAGAAAAAATCATATTCGCAAACATTCGTTGTAAAAAATACATCGACAGCCCTTGTTGATTTTTTCAACAAACTACGTGATCATAAAATGTCTAAAATTGAAGAATTGCGTAGCAAAAAAGATATCTATTTCCCTGCTTCTACTTCGAAATGATAATAACTTATCCAATAAGTGACAATTTCGGGAATGAATATCTTATCCGTATAGAAGATTGTCAAAATTTGCCTGATGAGATAATGAAAGAATTGGGCAATATCAAAATATTGGACATTACTCTTGAACGAATATCCGGCGAACAATATACAAATTCTGGCATATTGTCAAAAATATCCACGTTCATTGCCGGGGTGCTTCTTGACAATGAGAATGCAATGCTATATTTTTATTGCGATGATGTGCATGATGTAAAGCGCAGGAACATGAAAATAACACCTCAAAAATTCAGAAGTGACCTTTTTTCTGCAATGTTCATAAGATATGTAAAAGCAAAATCATTGAAAGATATTGTAGATACTACCATAACGGCATACGCAGACCGGGACATATATATACATATTATTGCAAGGAGAAGGCATAAAAAACAAGTAGATGCTATACGTTCAAGCATTGAAAACCTTTCACATAAATAATATTTCCCTCGATTTAAATTAGAATAATTCTAAATTAAATGCAAACCTAATTATTTTACATATTTCAACAAATAGAGGGGATTTTTGATTACATTTGCGGCAGTTAACAATTAAAATTATTTGGTATGAAAAAAATATTACTATTAGTTGTGTGCGCTATTTCTATGTGTTCGTGTTATAATACCAGAATTCTTGTGGGTGATGTTAAGCCGAAAGATCCGATTGTGAAAATCAACTCCGAATGGAATCATCATTTGATCGGTGGTCTTATCCCTGTTGGAAACGCGAAAATGATTGCAGAAGAATATCTTGCAGGTCATAAAAATTATGTCATAAAAACCAATATGAATTTCTTGAATATGCTTGTTGGGGGTATTACTTTTGGTATCTACACTCCTACAAATACGGTTTATTACATTCCGTTAAAAGATATGAATAGCAACAAGTAAAATACAAAAGTGCACTCGTAAATAATGCCCGGATACTACCGGGCAATTAATTATGAAAAAACAATTTCTAATCGTTTTAATAAATCTTCAAATTTGTCTGCATAGTATAATGGTTGCGTTTCTTTGGGATTCGACGGGTTAACCTGATTCTCTCCAAAACCGGCAGCTTTTTCAGTTAAAGATTTGAAATACTTAATTTTACCATTTGATGATGGACGTTGAAGCTCTTTTATGAAACCGGCCCCTATCATCTTTTGGTTAAATTCCCTGGTACTAATTTGTACGCCGTGTTGTTGTAGTAAGACTGTGGGAGCCAACAACTGGCCTTTAGAATGCGTGTAATCCGGTGTAGGTAACCCTAACGGATCTCCGACCTGTTTAAGCATGAATAAAGTAGATGAATCATTTAGGTTAAGTATTTCTCTCACACCTTTGACCCATTCAAGGGAAGTTTTTATTCTTGTAGGGGTTGGATTCAAACTTATATTTTCTGCTGCCTTATGGAATACTTTCCGATATACTTCAAATACCGGACGTACTTTTTTGACTATAAAATATTCAAGACATGATACTGAAATAAAATAGTCTATTTTAGGATTTGGGTTAATCCATTGAGAATCAGGTTGCGGATTCTGCCGGAGCGATACGAAATCTTCCTTCTCAATAAAATCTCTTCTTAATGCCTCAACTGCGTCGGATTTCTTTGTGTAAACCAATGGCCAAACATCTTCCAAGTTTACCGGAAATTCTTCTTTTGATTTTGCTAACTTTAGAACAGCCTTGAAATAATATTTAACTTCATTTTCGCTACTTTGTTTTGTTAATTGTATTGTTTTCATATCTTTGAATGTTTTTTGCAAAGACTGGGACGGCCAAATCACAAGTCAATGCAGTTAAAAGGAAAGGGCAAAGGAATGACTGCCTAATGTGAGAGCTTGCAGTTACTCCGATGCCCTTATTTTAGTTAATTGGCATATCAAATACCTGCTTTAAAACATTTTCGGGATAGGTTTTGACTTTCCCGAATCGCGGATCTGGTATTTCCTCCGGTTCAATGCCAAGTTGTCTGCAAAGATTACATGCCTTCCTTCCCAAACTTGCTGCCAGTTTTATTCCGACCTGTATTTTAAGAAGTGTTCCATATCCGGCAATGGTAAACCAGTTTTGGTGTGTAGTCTGTTTTGCCTCAATAACTTTAACTCGGTCATCTATCTCTGAAATACGTTTTTCCTGTGCTTGCAGGATTTGGATTGACTGAGCTAAAATGTCAAGCTGACTTAATGGTTTGGTTGCACGTTTTTCTATTTCGATAAAATAATTACGTATTTGTTCACCGGTTTCGGTACGTGCCATCATGGAAAGGCGTTTAGCAAAGTCGATAGAGAGGGCAAAATCAATTGTTCTCCCACTTAGTGGGAGTTGTGCATAATCTTCATTTTCAACAGCAAAAGAATTATTAGTAATATTCTTTTTATACCAATTAGCCCAATGCTGAGGCGCAAACCCTAATTTTTCGTAAAGCTCCCGTGCAGAAACGGCTTTCTTACCGTCATTCTCCACAATCTTAATCAACTCATTCATGGTTTTCTCTTTTTAAATGTTGAAGTCTGAAAACATCCACACACGCAGAATGATAATCTACATTTGTAGGATGCGTTTTGCAATATCCGCGGTATTCCTCAAAATGTCCGCATGAAAGAATGAAGAAATAAGCCTGATTCTTACAATTCTTTTCGATTTCAAACAGCCTTTTGTAGGTTTCAAGCTGCTGCTTTAGTGATAAGATTTCGCCCGTTTCGTGAGTGTGACGCACATTGTCTGTGCCTTTCCCATGGTTGGTGGTTTGATTTGTGTTTGTCATGATATATTTATTAAGCACTTAGGTACAGAAAAACGGCGTACCTTTCCCGCTGCTTAATCACCTCATGACTGGCTAAAATCTGCCATTACAACAGATTTACGGGGGTATACGCCGTTAGACAAATATTTTCCTTTCCAAACAACAAAATACAAAGTATGGAAAATACAAATCAATAAGGCATAAAAAACCGCCATACAGCGGGTACTCTTACTCCGCCAGTCATTAGAAGATTAAGCAAGACAAATGTATGAAATATTTTTTGATATTCACAACATCTAAATAAAACTTTCTTTTTTATTGGAAATTTATTCTGTTTTAAGTCCTTAAACTTCTATTGTATAGGAATGTAACTTTTTATAAAGCAGCTATTTATGTCGAATTTTGAAATGTCCGGCAATGTTGCCGGGGTAATTCAAAATTCGATAAAAATGAGCGAATCAAAAACTTTTGTTTTCCCGGAAAGCGGGAACGGAGGCGGAAGTGGAATGTTAGCCATGTTGGCTCCTTTGCTTCAGCAAAAAGGGATCGATCCGAACCTACTTGTAGCTATGCAAGGCCGTAATAATAACGGATTCGGTGGAGAAGGCGGATGGTTTATTTGGGTTATTTTCTTATTCTTCCTCATGGGTTGGGGTAACAACGGATGGGGAAATGGTGGCTTTGGCGGTGGCAATGGAGCAGCAGGAATCCCCAATCTGATTAACAACGACACAGGGAGGGAGTTACTAATGAGTGCCATTCAAGGGAACGGTCAGGCTATCAACAATCTGGCAACAAATCTGAACTGTTCAATCGGTCAGGTTCAGCAGGCTATCAATGGTGTAATGTCACAGATTCAACAGGTGGGAAATCAGGTAGGGCAGAGTTCTATGCAGATTATTAACGCTATTCAATCCGGTAACTGTCAGATTGCACAACAGATTGCATCATGCTGCTGTGAGAACCGTCTAGCTATCTGTCAGCAGACAAACACCCTGCAAAATGCAATTAATGGTGTTGCAACCGGGCAGGAAAGAGGATTTGCATCCGTGGCCTATGAGACACAACGTCAGACCTGTGACTTGCAAAATTCCATCAAGGAAAGCACACAGCAGATTATTGCCGGCCAACGTGCTGCCGAAATGCGTGAGATGCAGAACAAAATTGACAAGCTCCGTGAAGAAAACAGCACTTACAAGAGTTCAGCTATGACTTCTCAAATTGTAGGCTAGGCTACCGCACCTCTTGGAGCCGCTTTGACAGATTTAAGCGCACGCCTTGCCAAGATTGAATGCAAGCAGCCGGAAACTGTGACTGTGCCTTACAGTCCTATTGCGGCAGTTCCCAACTGTGTGGCATACCAATACGGCTTGTATGGTGGTTTTAATCCTTATGCAGCCGGTAATGGCTTTTGGGGTTAATTGAGAAAGGAGGCTATTATGGCAGTATATCCTTTTCAATTCGTAAACCGTAGGGGCTCTGCGGCTATATCGACCTCGGGCGTAACGGTCAATACTGCTAATGTAGTGTTTTCCTTTCCCAATCATGCCCTTGTGAACGCATGGTACAGAGGGACGATATACATTAACATTGCCCAGACGATACCTACCGGGACAACCGGCACACTTCCCATTCTGTTCGAGACCAATGGGACCACACAGTCGATCACTAAATATAACGGGGAAGCACTGACTGCAGCAGATATTCCCGGTACTGGTGTGTATGAGTTCTGGTTTGACCGTGCAACCAACACGTTGCAGATTATGACCGGAGTGGTTTAAAACAACTACGAGGGTGTCCAAAAAGTATTTGGCACCCTCGATTTATTCGTATCCCTATTGGAGA